GCAGAAGATATACCCCTATAAGCTTCGTTGGGATTATTTTGTAATTTTGCAATATTAGCAACTATGTTTTCTTGATCTTCTCCCTCTGGTGGAAATAAGAGATAATCATATATTGATTTACTTTCGTTTAGTTTTTTTTTAACTTTCTTTTTCTTCTTAACCTTACCTTTGCGTTTTATAGTAGAACCTAAAACCTTAGGCAAGCGGGCATCTCCAGGAGCATATGTATCACCATCTTTATACTCACCGCCTCCTTGACCACCATCCATAGCCATACCGACAGAAGCCATTGTGTTATCTGCTAAATACTGAGCTATTGCCTCATCGAATAAGCGCATTTTAAGTATTTAGTTGATTTATGCACAATTGTACTATAATAAGTATATGGACGTTGGTGATATTATCAATCAATACCTCGAGGAGGCTAATCTAGATACAGATTTAGACCGATTAGAAGTTATAACTACTCAAGAGAGATTAGTAAACAATAAGCATAAGTGGTCAGCTAGACTTATAAATCATAAAATAAACTTAAGTAACTTTAAGTTTAAAAGAGAATCTGCATTAGAAGATAGAATTACTGAATTTCAAAACACAGAACCTGTAAGAGTTAGTAGAACTATTGCAGAAAGAGCAGTTCGAAATAAAAAAGAAATTAAAGTTTTAGATTTAAAAATAAAAAACGAACAACTTATCATTGATTATCTAGAAAATATATATAAAAACATAAGCTTCGCTACTAATGATATTAAAAATCTAGTAGAACTTATGAAACTCGAAACTCAATGATTACTATTGAATATAATTCAACCACACACGCTATAATAGACGGTCCTGAGGTTAATATTATAAGAGAGCATTTTAGCGTAAAAAACGAAGCTGTTCACTTTCAACGTCGATTCGGTAGATTTGTACCTCCGAGAACATATGTAATAAATAATCAAGGTAAAGTTGAAATTGGATTATTAGAGGAGTTAATTAAATTCTGTGAATCAAAAGATATACTATTCAAACTAGAGGGTAAGATTAAAGACATATTATATCCTTCTCTAACTAAGGCTAGTATTACTCCATATGACTTAAAATTAAAACTAAGAGACTACCAGCAAGATATAGTTGACACGTGCATTAGTCATGGGAGAGGTACAGTGATTCTAGCAACTGCAGGAGGTAAGACATTAGCAATGGCGAGTCTATTAGAGTTTTATTATAAAAATTATAGTAAGAACTTTAGATGCTTAATTATTGTACCTGACTTAGGTCTCGCAAGTCAAACAAAAAATGATTTTAAAGAATATAATACATCATTTACTACGTCTAAATGGACTGGTAAAGATAAGTTAGATTTATCTACAAACGTTGTAGTATCAAATTTAGGTATATTACAAAGTAATAAACAAGATATATCCTGGATTGAACATATCGATGTATTAATAGTAGATGAAGTTCACAAGGTGAGAAGAGGTAATAAAGTAAATAAACTTTTTCGAGCTGTAAAAACTCCTATTAGGTTTGGTTTTACAGGAACATTACCACCAGATAATTTAGATAAATGGAACATTTTCGGGAAGATAGGTCCTCAATTATATGAAAAAAAAGCTCATGAACTAAGAGATGATAAATATGTCGCGAAATCTAAAGTTCATGTCTTAGAACTAAATTATATTACTCCAACAGCAGAAATATATCACGGTACTAATAGTAATGCGTATTACTTACAAGAGAATGAATTTATACGTAGTAGTGAGTATAGAAATACTCTAATTGCTAACTTATGCAACAAGCTCGACAATAACGGATTAATATTAGTTGACTACATCGAGCACGGCGAACTACTATTAGAAGCCTTACAGGTAACCTGTAATAACAAGGATGTATATTTTATACAAGGTAGCGTAGACGTAGAGCAACGTAAAGATATACAAAACTATATGGAAGCTCAGAAAAATGTAATTGTAATAGCTATATCAAAAATATTCTCTACCGGAATTAACATTAAAAATTTACATTATATTGTATTTGGCGGCGGCGGAAAAGCAAAAATTAAAATAGTTCAAAGTATAGGAAGAGGGCTGCGCTTGCATATTGATAAAGAAGAGCTTATAATCTTTGATATTGCTGATAATTTACGGTACGGTCAACGACATGTTGAACAAAGATTAGCTCTATATGACACAGAGCAAATAAAATACACATTTACACAATTTAATGAAACCAAAAGTTAAAACAGTTAAAAAGAAAAAGAAAAAAAATAAAAAAACGTATTACGTTAGTCCGAAACGATTTTTACAGTTATTAAAAGAGTATTATGAGTCAGATGACTTAGTGGAAGAGCTTGCTGAATCTACTAGTAAGATTGCTGTAGGTTTAAGTTATTCTCCAAATTTTATAAATTATAGCTATAAGGACGAAATGATAGGTGACGCAATAGTTAAAATGATTGCGGCTGTTAAAAATAAAAAATTTAACTTAGAGTCTACATCTAATCCGTTTTCATATTTTACTACAATCGCTTATCATGCATTTATTAATAGAATTAAGAAAGAAAAAAAATATAGAGAGACTATTTCTGCATATCAAGAACAATTATATAGCGATTTAGATATAACTGAAACGTCTAGTAAAGCAGCGCCTCAAAAAGACTACGATAAAGAGTTGTATACATAAATGTCTAAAGACGCAGAACATAAGGTCGGTTTTTTTACTGATCTACATTTAGGTCAACATCAAAACAGTGAAAAGTGGCATGATGTAACGTATAAATGGGCTCAATGGTATACAACTGAGCTTAAAAGTAAAAATATCAAAAAAATAATATTTGGAGGGGATTTGTTTCATTATAGAGATGAGATAAACGTAAAAACTTTATTTTTTGCTAATACGTTATTAGACTTATTTAATGATTTTGAAATATTAATGATACCTGGGAATCATGACGCATATTACAAGGACAACTCTACTGTTCATTCTTTATCAATACTAAACAATAGACCCAATATAACCGTATTTGATAAACCGTCTGTAGAGGTTTTATCAAATAAACGTATCGGATTCTGTCCATGGGGCACTGAGGCAGAAAATATACCTGATAATTGTGACTTAATAGTAGGTCACTTTGAGTTACAAAATTTTAACTTTAATTCCTTTAAGGTTTGTGAGAATGGAATGGAAACGGCCGAGATTTTAAATAAATGTAACCTTATATTTTCAGGACATTTCCATAAAAGACAATACCGAAAATATGACAACGGAGAAATCATATATGCCGGTAATCCATTTGAAATGGACTTCAATGATATTGGAGATCAAAAAGGATATTATATATTAGACTTAGGATCAAAAAATATACAATATGAATTTTTTAAAAATAACATTTCTCCGACTCACGTAAAAGTAAACCTGTCTAACCTACAGACTCTTAAAAATATTGCGAAGAAAAAAGGGTGGTCTAATATTGCAATAAAGATTGTTATAGATAAAGATATAAAGTCAAATTTATTAGATAAAATTATCGCGTCAATAACCTTTGAGGCTCCGTTTTCCTTTACTACGGACTATCTACACAAATTTAGTATAGGTGATAATGTAAACCTAACCAATGAGTTTGGAGACTTGAACATTAAACAATGTATTATAGAATATATTGAATCTCTCGATGTAGAGGATAAAGCTGAAGTGATCACTAAGACTGTACATCTATATAATAAGTTTTCATGAAGTATGTAGACTTTAATTCAGTAAAGATTCGAAACTTCCTATCTATTGGAAAGGAACCTGTTGAGATATCGTTTAAACACGGTCTTAATGTCATCACGGGTGTTAATAGAGATAAAGAGGATAGAAGAAACGGTGTTGGAAAATCTACAATAGCTGATGCTATTCATTTTGCTATTTTTGGTGAAACCATTCGTGAACTATCAAAAGAGTTTATAGTAAACTATATTAATAAAAAAAATACATATGTAGAATTAAAATTTTGTGTAAATGAAAATAATACAACTAAAAATTATAGAATCGTTCGTAAGCTAAAACCTACAAAATGTTATCTCTATGTAGATGATATAGATCTTACAGAGAGTACAATTCCAAATACTAATAAAAGAATAAAAAATATTCTAAACAGTTCACCAGAAGTGTTTCAAAATTGTGTTATAATGTCTCTTAATACTACACTACCGTTTATGGCGCAACGGAAAGTAGAGAAGAGAAAATTTATAGAAGGAATACTTAATTTAGAAATATTCTCTGAAATGTTATTATCAGCTCGTTCCGAGTATAATGATGTACAAAAAAAGTATGAACACATTACTAAAGATTTTGATCACGCAAATAATATATGTAAACTATTAAACGATCAAAAAGAAAATATAATTAATAGTGTTAAAGAACAAAAAGATAAAATTTTAGATAGAGTTAAAACAATACAAGATGAAATAATAGAAAATAAGGCTAAAATTAAGGCTATTAATAAAGAGCTGTTTGAGAAAAGTAAAGATAAATTTAAAGCTATTAATGAGAAGATTTCTGATATATCAATTCAATTGTCTAATGTAAAAACTAAAATTACAAGACATGAAACTGAAATAGAATTTCACAATAAAAAACTTAATAATATAGGTACATCTGACGATGTATGTCCGACGTGCTTACATCAAATTACTAACAACGACCGAGATCACATTCAAAAGGAAGAAAGCAATATTCGTAAGGATATAAAAAACTGTACCGATGATATAGCGAGCCTAAACCAACAAGTAACTAGTATTAAGGAACTAAAACAAAATAATATAGAGGCTCAAGGTCAAATTAATCAATATATTTCTAATATTAAAACGGTAAACAATAATAATAAGCTTACAAAAACATATATTGAAAACTTAAATAAAGATTTAGAGAAAAACAATACAGACTTAAAGGATCTACAAGAAAAAGAGACAAGTATAGAGGTACAAGATCTAGATAATAAAATTAATAATAATCTTAAAGAAGTACAACAACTTGAACTAGATTCTAATACAATATATAAGAGCTTATCTACACTTGAAGTTGTAAAGTATATTCTATCAGAAGAAGGAGTTAAATCGTTTATTGTAAAGAAAATATTAGATGTACTAAACAATAGGTTATTGTATTATCTTCAAAAAATGGATGCAAATTGTATATGTAGATTTAATGAATATTTTGAAGAGGAGATTGTAAATGAAAAAGGAGAAACATGTTCATATTTTAACTTTTCTGGTGCAGAGAGAAAGAATATTGATCTAGCGATCTTGTTTACATTCATGGATATGAGAAGGTTACAAGGTGACATAGCATATAATATAGTTATGTTCGATGAACTACTTGATAGCTCTTTAGATGAAAAGGGAGTAGAACTTGTTCTTAATATTATAAGAGAGCGAATTGATACTTATAGTGAAAGTATTTATATTATATCTCATAGAAAAGAATCTGTTAAAGCAGCAACAGGTGATGTAGTTGTTTTAGAGAAGAAAAACGGTATTACCACACGAGTGGATTTAACTAACAAAACGGAATAAATTTATATAATGCTTACACCATTTGCAGCTAATGTACAACGACTTCCATTTAGTCCTCCTATCATAAACAATCCATTGTCACACGGCAATGGTCTTAGTAATATAACGCAAATAACACCACCAAAGGTTACCGCAAAATCTACTACACATACCGCACCTGATCTGCCTAGAGGAGTAAACTTCTATGCCGATTATTCCGGATGCGGACATTGGAGAATGATATGGCCAGAGCTATTGCTTAACTGTTATGGTAAAGCCAATATACAGGGTGGTACTGTAATGATAGGGGATAGAAACTTTTACAAGGGCCTTAAAACTATACGAATTCAAAGACAAGCAACAGAGTCTCAATTAAATTATATTAAGTGGCTTAAAAGTATACAAGAAGAGTGCGGATTTAAGATTATCTATGAGATAGACGATCTTATCTTTAAGGAGGATATTCCTTTTTATAATAAATTTAGATTTGCATTTGAAGATGATAGTATTAGAAAGACAAGCATGGAGATTATGCAAATTTGTGACGAGATTACAGTTACAAATAATTTCATGAAGGAGTATTATATAGAAAAAACTGGCAATAAAAATGTTACAGTTATACCTAATTTTATTCCAAAATTTTGGATGGATAGATATTATGATTTTACGAAAATTAAAGAAAACTATCAAAAATATAAATCTAAGCCTCGAGTTGTTTATTGTGGAAGCGGTGCACATTTTGATATTGAAAATAACATTAAACAAAAAGATGATTTTTTTCACGTTAATGATGTAATACGTAAAACTGTAGACAAATTTCAATGGGTATTTGTCGGTGGTTTCCCTCTCTCTTTACGAGATTTAGTTCAACAAAAGAAAATTGAATATCATGAATGGAATAATCTAGTAGATTATCCAAAAGCTGTTAGTACCCTTAATGCGACAGTTTTTTATGCTCCGCTAGAAGATAGTAATTTTAATAAAGCAAAAAGTGATTTAAAGTTTATTGAAGCATGCGCGTTTGGTATTCCTAGCATCTGTCAAGATTTATGTACATATGATACTGCGTTTCATAAGTTTAAAACCGGTGATGACTTAATTAATAAAATAGAGCACTTAACTGATGATTATAAGAAATATATAAAAGAGGTTAAGAGAGCTAGAACATATATGGATAAGCGGTGGATGGAGACTAATATTGACTTTTATACCGAGCTATACTCTTTACCATATGCAGATAAAGACCGCAAATTAATTAATCTCCAAAACGGAATTAGTTGATTTATTTTTAAATTTCTCTTATACTTATAACAGTGTACAGGAATTTAGCTTATATACCTAACCAAAGAGTCATGCGACTCTACACATGGGATGACAATGGTGCTCGGATAGAAACTGACTGTCCGTATCAGCCATATTTTTATCACGAGACAAACTCAAATAGACATGATGGTATATCTTTATATGGTACTAAACTCAGAAAAGTATTTGCAAATAGTAATTTAGATCGTCGTAAAAAAATTGAAGACTTAAACGATCCTAAGGTATACGAAAACATTACACCATATCAACAATTTCTTGTAGATAGATTTTGGCAGGTAAATGAATCTGATGATTTTAATAAATTTCCGCTTAAGATATGGTTCTTTGATATTGAAACATATTCCCCAGATGAGTTTCCAAAACCAGAAGAAGCAAGTCACATGATAAATGTTATCACTGTGTACGATACTATAAAACAAATGTATTATACATGGGGAATCAACGCATATACTCCAAAGTCAGATGATGTTGTATATGTGCACTGTCGAGATGAAACTGACTTACTGCAACAGTTTTTAGATTTTTATGTTAAGGACCGTCCAGATATTTTATCAGGATGGAATAGTGAGATTTTTGATGTTCCATACGTGATAAACCGAGTTAGAAATCTCTTAGGAGAAGATGCAACCAGACTATTTTCCCCAGTACATGATGAAATTATGAAGCCAATTTACCAGCGAGTGTATCGTGGTAACTTTGGCATGACTACTACAAAATATGTGGTAGAAGGTGTATCAATGCTTGATTATCTAGATGTCTATAAAACCTTCAGCATGGGCATGAGAGACAGTTATAAGCTAGATAACATTGCGCATATAGAACTAGGAGAGAACAAGGTAGACATAGGAGAAACTAACCTTGCGGCACTGTCTGTAGAAGATTGGGACAAGTTTGTTGATTACAATATACATGATGTTAGATTGCTAGTCCGACTGGAAGAGAAACTTATGTACATGGACCTTGCGCGGATGCTGTCTTATATCGGATTAACACCATTTAACGCATCTCTAGGTACAATTAGCACTGTAAACGGTAGAGCAATTGTTGAAGCACGAAAGCTAGATCCTCCTCGAATTATACCAACATTTGTAAAAGATGGTGTTCAATCTGAAAAATACGAAGGAGCATATGTTGGTGAACCCAAACGCGGGTTCCAAGAAAACATCATATCTTTCGACGCAAATTCACTGTACCCTAGTGTAATGGTAACACTCAACTTAAGTCCAGAAACTAAGGTAGGTAGCATCGTTGGCACAGATAACGGTAAGGTCTTTGTAAAGACGGTTAATAATAAAGATATTGAGATGTCTTACAAGGATTTTAATAAATGGTGTGAGAAAAATGAAATTGCGGTTACGCGAGCTAAAAAGTTATTCTCACAAAAAACTAAAGGAATCTTCCCTAGAATTACAGATCACTTTTACGCTATCCGCGCCAAGAAAAAGCAAAAATGGACCGATGCTCGTGAAGAACTACATCAATTAGGAGTAAAATTAAAAAAGGAAACTACCAGTAAGTTACGAGCGAATTTAGAAAAAAAGATAAAAGACACTCAATTTAAAATTGACCAGTTGTGGATTGGTCAATTTACCTTAAAGATTCTTATTAACAGAATCTATGGTTATTTTGGTAATAAAATCTCGCAAATGGGTGATGGAGACATCGCAAGATCAATCACACTAACAGGTCGAGATGTGATCAAACAAAGCAATATTATTCTTAGAAACTATGTAAAGAAGATAACAGGGCTAACAGACAGAGACCTAGATAACAACGACCCTATCATATATAACGACACCGATAGTTCATATTGTACAATTACTCCAATACTTAAACATTTAAACATCCCACTACACAAAAACAATAAAATAGACGACAGAGTATATAAGCTAGTACAAGACATTGAGGATGATTTAAACGTTCATATCGAAAAATGGGCGCAAGATACCTTGTTAACTAAGGATCCTAGGTTCGTCTTTAAACGAGAGTCTATCTGTGATAAAGGCATATTTTTACAAAAGAAGCGGTATGTCTTACATAAACTTGACGATGAGGGAGTTGTTTGTAACAAATTTAAATACACTGGTGTGGAAGTGGTTCGAACCACTATGCCTAATGCAATTAAACCATATGTGAAAAAGATTATTGAACATATGATTATGACTGAAAATCAAAATACTACAAATGAAATCTTTGAAGAGACATATGAGATTTTTAAGTCACTACCTATAAGAGACATTGCATTTGTAATGGGTGTTAAGGAATATGAAAAATATAGCATACACACTAAAGACTGGATGGTCAAAAAAGGAACGCCGATTCATGTTAAGTCCTCTATATATTATAACAAACTTTTAGATCATTATGGTATTTCTAAAAAGCATGAATATATTAGTTCTGGTGATAAAATACGTTATTTTTATACTATACCCAATAAGTTTGGTTTAAATTCGCTAGGGTTTAAATATGATCTACCACCGGAATTTAAACAAGACTTTAAAGTAGACTACGAAAAAATGTTCGACAAAATTGTTTATAGTGTTATTGATCGCTTCTATGAAAACGTGGATTGGAAGACGTTTAAACCGGGCCAAGCTGTAAATTTAGATTTATTTGATTTCTTTAAATTAGAAGTTGCAAATTAATTTCTACACTCTATAATACTGACATGGACATTATCACATATATTGATAGTATTGGTAGGACGTGCTTTGGAGAGTTAGAAGAGCGTGCTGACGACGGAATTAAGGTTAAGTCACCTGCAATGATTATGGTTACACCAAACGATGCAGCAAATATGAAAGTTGACGTTATGCCTTTATTTTTTACAGAATTTTCTGACGGTAAGCAACCGGTTTTTTATTACAAAAATTCACAATTTGTAGAGGTATTAATAGATATTTCGGGTAAGCTTTTAGAGCATTATGCCGCAAAGATTAATACCACTAATGAACCAAATCCTGAACCAGTAGTAGAGGCTCTTACGGAAGAAGTACCTGAAGTAACCCTGTTCGAGGATTAATATGTCAAAATATGCTGAAAAGGCGTATAATGAGACTCTTGTTAACAAGGCGTTCGCTAAGTTGCAAAAGCTAAATTCCCACGCGACAACTCTAGAGGAAAATACATTAAGTAACGTAACTGAATGGATTGACACTGGGTGTCTAGTTTTAAACTCTATTCTATCTGGCTCTCTATATGGAGGGGTACCTAAAGGTAGAATAACAATCTTTGCAGGAGAAGCTCAATGTGGTAAGACCTTTATTTTAAATAAAATTCTCGCTAAAGCTCAAAAACAAGGAATGATTCCTATAATATTTGATACTGAGGTTGCTATTGAAAAAGAAGGTGCTGAAAACGTCGGCTTAGATGTTACTAATGTTAAGTATGTTCCCGTAGATACTGTTGAAAATTGCCGTAATCAAATTATGGCTTTTTTAGATGAAGTAGAAAAGGAACCTGAACTTCGTGGGAAATTTATTATATCTATAGACTCCTTAGGTAACTTAGCATCGTCAAAAGAAATTGCAGATGCCGAGGCTAATAAAGGAGCCATGGACATGGGGCTCCGAGCTAAACAGCTTAAATCCATGATGCGTATTATTACATATAAGGCGGCCGTTACTGGTACTACCATTATATGTAGTAATCATACATATGCTGATCCCGGTGCACTCCATCCTACCTTGGTTAAGCAACAAGCTGGTGGTTCCGGGCCTATGTACATGGCTTCTTTATTAGTCCAAATGGCTGCTAAAAAGGAAAGAACAGATGCTGCAAATGATAAAGACGAAGCATTGACTGAGAGTAGAAATTACTCCGGTGTTACTCTTCGGATGCTAACTGTAAAAAATAGATTTATTCCTGCATTCTTACAAGCGGAAGCGTATTTAAACTTTAAAACAGGTTTAGATAAATATTCTGGATTAAAAGAGGTTGCCGTTGCTCACGGAGTTATTCAGCAAAACGGCTCTACATATACCATGGGAGAGAAAAAACTTGGATACTACAAGAATTGGCGCAAAGACGAGGAACTGTGGAGTATTATACTACCTAAGATAGAATCTTCTATACGTGAGCAATATCGATATGGAAAAGCCTTAGAAGATAGTGCTATACTAGAACAAGACGATGAGTAAAGCTGTAGTACCAATTTCCGGTGGTCTAGATAGTTCAGTAATATTAAGCATTGCGTGTAAGGAGCATGACGATGTATATGCTATAACTTATGATTATGGACAAAAGCATAATAAAGAATTATTGTACGCAGGATGTCAAGTCGATGAATATAAAAACATAGAAGATCATAAAATTGTAGATATTAAATTCTTTAGAGATATTGCTTCTACATCCTCTCTTACCAATAATAACATTAAAGTGGCTCATGCGAGAGATGTATTAGGCGACGCACAAACAGTAAATTACGTCCCCTTTCGTAATATGATGATGCTGTCTATTGCATGTTCGTATGCAGAAGCC